GATAAACTTAGAATTTGTTCAACGAAAATAGGAAAGTGTTATGGCGACTACATTAAGATCCCCTGGCATTGCAATTAAAGAGATTGATCTAAGCGGTGTAGTACCGTCAACGCAATCAACTGCAGGCGCAATAGTCGGGAATTTCCAATGGGGTCCAGCAAAGGAAAGAGTGCTTATCGGCAACGAAACCTCTCTAGCCGCGACGTTTGGAACTCCATCAAGTACAAACGCTGTCAGTTATTTGTCAGCAGCGTATTTTTTAAAGTATTCGGGCAACTTGTATGTAACTCGTGAAGTTACTGCAGCAGCCTACAATGCAAACGCAAACACCGATTCAAGCGGTGTAACAGTAACGGTTCTCAATGATGATGATTGGGAAACAGATAAATCAGGTTATTCTGGTGATTCAGGCGACACAGATACTGGCGCATGGATTGCTCGTTATCCAGGTTCATTAGGAAACAGTTTAAAAGTATCATTCTGTCCACAAGCAGGAACATTCTCTTCATGGGATTATGCAGATGAGTTTGATCGTGCTCCTGGTACTTCAAATTGGGCTTCAACTAGAGGTGACTCTAATGATGAGATCCATATTGTTGTAGTAGATGCAGATGGTGGTATCACAGGTACTCCTGGTACAGTATTAGAAAAGTTTGCTCATTTATCAGTAGCAACTGGTGCTACAACTACAGACGGTTCAAACAACAACTTTGGTGATGTTATTAATAACGCATCAAGCTGGATTCGTTTTGCTTATGTAGATACTGGTAGATTACCAATGGGTAATAACTTCAATACAGCTTCTACTGGTTCTAAAGACTTTATGTCTGGTGTAACTTGGACTAATGGTACTGCTTCAGTAACTCTTGTAGATGGTGCTGATTCAGGTGCACTAACTACTTCAGAATATGCTACTGGTTACGATTTGTATGAAGATAAAGATACAGTTGAGATTGATTTCTTAATTGCTCCAAGTCTTTCAGCAACAGCTGACCAAGTAACTGTTACAAACGACTTGATTGCAAGTGCGATTGCTCGTAAGGATTGTGTTGTTGTATCGTCTCCAAATAGAGCGGCGGTAGTAAACAACGGTTCTTCAACTAATGCAGACATCGTAACACACTATTCATCGGTGACTTATTCAAGTTATCATGTAGCAGATAATAACTATCTTAAAGTATATGATAAGTATAATGATCAGTATGTATTCATTCCTGCTGCATCATCAACTGCTGGTATTATGGCATTAACAGAACTTACTCGTGATGCTTTCTTCTCTCCAGCTGGTGCTCGTAGAGGTGCTTATCTAGGTATTACAGGATTAGCTTATTATCCTACACAAACAGAGAGAGATACTCTTTATAAGGCAAGTATCAACCCAATTGCTAATATTCCTGGTCAAGGCGTATTACTATTTGGTGATAAGACTCACATGAACAGACCTTCTGCATTCGACAGAATTAATGTTCGTAGATTGTTCTTACTAATCGAGAGAGCTATTTCATTAGCTGCTCGTAATGTAATGTTTGAATTCAATGATGAATTTACAAGAGCTGAGTTTACAAACATTGTTGAGCCATTCTTAAGAGATATCCAAGGCCGTCGTGGTATTACAGATTTCAGAGTAGTTTGTGATGAAACAAACAATACTGATGTGATCGTCGACAATAATGAATTCCAAGCTGACATCTTTGTTAAGCCTGCTCGTTCAATCAACTTTGTTACACTTAACTTTGTTGCTGTTCGTTCTGGTGTATCATTCGAAGAAGTCGTTGGTACAGTATAAGGGAGGGTTGACAAATGGCAATACTAGGCGTAGATGATTTTAAAGCAAAACTAAAGGGCGGTGGCGCTCGTCCTAACCTCTTTAGATGCACAGTTAACTTCCCAGGATATGCAGAGGGTGATGTAGAGCTTACATCTTTTATGTGTAAAGCTGCTCAGTTACCTGGTTCTAATGTTACTAATGTAGATGTACCTTTTAGAGGTCGTGTGCTTAAAGTAGCTGGAACTCGTTTATTCGATCCGTGGACTATTACTGTTATAAATGATACAGACTTCAATGTAAGAAATGCAATGGAGAGATGGTCAAACGGTATTAATTCACACTCAACAAATACTGGTCTTACTAATCCAGCGGATTATCAAGTAGATCTATTTGTAGAGCAGTTAGATCGTGACGAGACTGTATTAAAGAGATATGACTTTAGAGGATGTTTCCCAACAGTTATCGCTCCAATTGAAGTTGCTTATGAAGCAAACGATGTAATTGAAGAGTTTTCTGTTGAATTCGCAGTACAATACTGGGAAAGCGCAACAACTTCTTAATTGAAATTTGGGGTGGGAAACCACCCCTACATATAGGATAAAGTATGGCAGATTCATTTAAACTATTCGGCTTTGAGATTTCTCGAACAAAGAAAGAGGAAGAAGCAAAGCAAAAGAAACTACCTTCACCGGTTCCTCCTACAGATGATGAGGCACCTGGATATGTGACGGCTGGAGCTTCTGGCTCACACTTTGGAACATATCTTGATATTGACGGTGGTAATGCAAAAGGTACGAGAGAGCTTATTGCAAAATATCGTTCTATTGCTATGCACCCAGAAGTGGATACAGCAATTGAAGAGATTGTAAATGAAGCTATCACAACAGACGACAAAGCATCC